AATATGGAAATAATAAAAAAAAACCAGATATATTCAAGTGTTATCGATAATTCTTCTTACTACGACATGCAACATGATATTAAAAAAACAAGCATCGTTTCAAAAAAAATGAAAGATGTATATGAAAAACTGGCAGAAATTCGCCAAAATATGGAGGAATATTCCAATACAGGAAATAAAAAAATATTAGAAGCAGTTGCTCAAAAACAAAAACATATTTACGATATGATGAATGTTATCCGGTCTATTAAATATCCTGTGCACGAGATCGTAAAAGAAACTGTATATAATTTGATTGATGATGAAGGCAATTTCATTGACGAATCCAAAGCGCCCAAAATGGATTTGAATGTTTTGAAACAGTATCCTTATAATTTTGACGATCGTTTTAATCGATATATGGAAGATTTGGTTGTTGAAAACTATGTTACAAATGAATATATAGATTCTAACTCGTCATTGTCATCGATGGGTAAATATTTTGACGCATCAATATCGTCATCGGAACGTGCATCAACACCGTCATCGATGGGTAAATATTTTGACGCATCAACATCGTCATCGGAACCTTAACGTGCATTGGCACCAGCATCATCGTCATCATATGATTAAAAAAATAAAAAAAATAAAATGTCGAACTTTTTATTTTTTTGCTATTTGTAAATTTCACCACTCTTACTATATACCAATGATTTTTCCTTTATTTACAACATTATTATTTATTGGCTTAGCATATGCCTCAAACACAAACGACACCCAGTGCTATACGGTTGTCCCCAAACCCTTTTCTCAATCTACTGTACGAATTATGCAATACAATGTCGAGTGGTTTTTCCTGAAAACATACAATGGTTGCCCCGGTTCCAGTTGTAGTTGGCCAAATTTATCGGCAGCAACATCTCATATGAACTCTTTAGCAAAGGTGATTGGTGATTTGAATCCCGATATTCTGAATTTGTGCGAAGTGGAGGGCTGTTATGAGCTCTCTCAACTCAATGGATTATTGAACAATCAATATACGCCCTATTTAATTTATGGAACGGATACAGCCACTGGACAAAACGTGGGGCTTCTTAGCAAAATGACCCCGACCACGGACCTGCAGAGAACTGGCGCAACCCATAGTTATCCGGTCGCAGGTTCGCAATGCGGATATACTGGTTCGCCCGGTTCTTCCGGAGTTTCCAAGAATTATTACACTACGTATAAATTTGGCGAAATGACTGTGCATTTGATTGGAACCCATTTATTAGCATATCCCACCGATGTTTCCAGATGCGCTTCGCGAGAAGCACAAGCATCCGTATTACAAGAACTGATTGTATCATTAATTGGGTCATCATCCTCGGATGGTCTTATTTTGATGGGAGATATGAACGACTATGACGCGGAGGTCCAAGATTTGAACAACGACAAACCGTTGTCCATGGTTTTGAATATTCTGAAAGGATTGTCCGGAACCTATGCGGGTCAATATGAACTGAAATCGGTGGCTTCATTGGTGAGCCAAGACCAAAGATACACAGACTGGTGGGACAAAAACAGTGATTGCACAGCTTCTCTCGGGGAAATGACTATGATTGACCACTTTTTAGTGACACCCAATTTAGTAGATAAGATTACCAAAGTGAGTTTCCCGCATCCCTATACAGAGACGTGTGGAACCACAAATTCGGATCATTACCCAATTGTTGTGGATTTTCAGTTTTAATTATTTTATGTAATCTCAATATATAAAATAAAAAATGCGAGGTACAAAAAAGTTTCAAAAAAACAAACAACAGCGTTTAAAAAAATCTTTACGTAAAAAGGGAGGATTGAAAATTAATCGTGAAGATATTAGTTTTAAACGATTCGGTGAATACGAAAAAATTAGACAAATACCAAAGAAGGATTTAGAAAAAAGATCACTTTTTAGGAAAATTGCAAATACGGCTGGTATAATGACTGTTGGACAGAAATATGAAATGCAAAAAAAAGAAGAAAGACAGTGGTATATGGACAGGGATGTTAATAATTATAAACATAAGAAGGCTTTCTTTATAAAGGAAATAAATAAAAGAGATTCTCCTCCCTTCCGTGAAAAAAAAACTGGGTATATATCTATTTATGAATTATACATTATAATTGAATTTAATATACCGGGTATACCCTATTATTATGATCAAGACGCTATAGAAAAAAAGTTGAAACCATTTATTAAAAATGAAGATATGATTAAATATGCTGGAAATGAAGATGAAATTTTTGAAATATTATTTGGCGATGGCTATTATTATATTCCTGATAACCATCCCGTACGAAAGGGAAATGACTGGGAAAGAGAAGGAATTGAGGGATATAAAGATCTTAAGACTCTTTTTATAAAGGAAATAAATGTAATAGACTATCATAAAACTGGGTTTATATCTATTGATGAATTAAACTTTATAATTGAAAGTGTAATACAAAAAGGTGTTGATCCAATAAATATAGAAAAGTTGAAACCATTTATTAAAGATGAAGATATTATTGAATATGATGGAAATGAAGATGAAATTTTTGAAATATTATATGGCGATCTATATTATTATATTCCTGAGAACCATCCCGTACGAAAGGGAAAGTAATATAAAACACTTATTGAGGTTTTTTCTCTATTTTTATTTCGTAAAGACTAATATATTTTAATGTCATCAAAACAAAATATTTTTTATTACAGCAACTATTGCCAACATAGTCAGAAAGTCTTGCAATTCCTGGTTCGGGCAAATTTAACGAGCGAGCTGACTTTTGTCTGCATCGACAAGCGAGGCAGAGACCCCAATACAAACCAATTGTTTATTATTATGGAGAATGGCGACAAAATTTTGATGCCACCCAACATTCATAGTGTTCCCGCAGTTTTGATGATTGAACAGAATTATAAAGTCATTTATGGCGAAGAAATTGTCAAGCATTATGAACCAAACATTGTGAATGATAAAATGATGGCGACCAATTTCAATGGCGAACCGAGTGGTTTTACTTTAGGCGGACCAAGCACGGGTGTTCCTTTGAATGCCACATATAATGGCAGACAAACAATAAATACGCCCCCGATAGATGGCGGGAGCAACAAGATAAAAGATGGGGACACATCTATGACAAATAAGATGGAAGAGATGCGAAAGGCACAAGACAATCAATTGGGGATTGGCGGACCTTCCAAGAATCCGTTTTTGCAACCGATCAAGTAAAGGAAACCGACGGTTTCCTTTAAGGGAACTTGCCGTATTCAGAGAAGCAAAGCTTCTCTTACGCCTTATGAACCCATGCTAATAAGGGAAGGTTCAAAAAGGAGGGGTTATAGGGGAACTACGTTCCCCTAAGAGAAACCGTAGGTTTCTTTTATAAAAAATATAAAAACAACTAACCATATTATTTAATAACCAATGTCATCCGAAGATTATTCCTCCAAATTTGCAACCATGATTGTCCGTATCCCAGAGACAATGTATATTTTCGAAGTAACTAAAACTTGTGGATACAGCGAATTCGTGTTGGCTTATAAAGATTTCTCTATTGCTGAACTAATCAAAATCGTATCAATTCAGTTTCAGGACTCAACCATCGATTCTTTATTTTTTATGAATCCGGAAACACACGAACAACACACCCTCTTGAGTACCGATCTGGGTACCATTCGCGAAATGATAACCCAGTTTCAAAATGATGAAACCATGCAATATGCTACAAGACCTTTATACCCAAATATCAAAGAATTTGTGGTTTATCGCATTTATTTACCAGACAATAATTAAATTATTGAAATAAGAAACCCAATGAGCGAAACAGTAAATAGTGATAGTTGCCATAGAAACGCATTTTCATATTTAATTAATTCTTCGTCATCGTCGTCTTCATCCTCGTCTTCATCATCGTCTTCATCGTCGTCTTCGTCCTCATCGCAAGATGTTGGGTATCCATCTAACATTCCATTCTCGCACTTTTTGCACATAGGATTCAAGATTGATATTTTATTTAGTAACAAGCAGTTTCGATGGAATACATGTCCGCATTTGTATTTTACGGTATTTGAATCTTCTTTAAAACTTTCTGAACACTTGTCGCACATATTGATTTATTATACTATAAATCAATATTGTAAAAAATATATAAATATATTTACTAATAATAATATAATTATGTCGTCTGATAAATCATTTATTGTAAAAACATTCAATGACCATTTCTTCGAATTTTTCGAAGATGTTTTGAAAATTTTGCCAGATAATATGCACATCAAAACTGCACTAAGATCATTCAAAACCGTATCAGACTTGAACAAAAGCGTTTTAATAAAATGCTGGCATAAATTTGTTTATATGAAATACACTGATGTCATTAACACCGGCGATATCACATTCTTTTTTGAAAAGGATTATTCAACCGATGTTTCCCATTTGGCAAATTCAAATAGCATAATGGATATTATCAACTCGGTACGACAACCGGTGAAGGATGCGTGTGAGAATCCGACAAATAAACAACATGTTACCACTTATATACAAAATTTATCCAAACTATCGGTTGCATATCTCGATTAAAGGGAACTACGTTATTCAGCGAAGCTATAAACCGTCAGGTTTCACCTTTTCCGCCTTATGAACCCTCCTTTAACTTAAAAAATCATAAATATAAATGTAAATATTTATGATTAACCACTTGCATATTTAAAAGGGAGGGATCATAAGGGAACCGTAGGTTCCCTTAAAAGGGTATCATCACTTTCTCTCCATCCAACAGCTTCATAACTTCCTTTCGATTAATGAAAAACTTCTTGTCTTCCTTGTGTCTTGGCAAAAACACTTCATAGTGTAGTTTCTCCACAAAATACTTGTCATGTTTTTCGGGTATTTCTGCGACAGGAATTGTCTTCTTCACATGCACCTGCCAATAAAGTTTGTGAATGCGTTCCGCAAACAAGGTAAAATGCTCCAAAAACTTGTTGAAATGTTTTCGGTACTGAGGAAAATAACGCAGAAACTCGGAAACCTTCCCAATTTTTCGCAACATCAAATACTGGTAGTGCAAATTCGGATTATTCCCTCGAAGACTTTTTGCTTCCAAATACATCTTGTTGTAATAAGCGGTTCTAAACCCGGTTTCCTGATCCGTTATCATAACACCAATGTTGGTATATTCATTCAACGGATTGGAAAGCGCTTCCTCCAAATTAGGAATATGGTCTAACACATGATTTGTGGAATCTACAAACTGTTGTTCCAATGTTTTCCCGGGTGCCAAAACAAAATCACGCGAAAACTTGACCCCAATCTTTACAAAATCCTCGTAATTAGGATGCGATTTGGGATTTACATATGCATATGTGTTATCGTCACCTATTTTATAGGTATGCACAAGATACACAGCCGGATTAACAATCGGTAGCACAATATGATTGGAAGGATGTTGCATCACAAAAGAGTAGGAATACGACTTGTCAATCTGCAAATTATTTAGTGCAAAAACCTCCAAAAACATTTCACGAAATGTTTTCTGCTCAGGTTCTTCTAGGTCGCCTTCATATTTGTTTCGGAAAAAAAAGTATTTTCCACCAATACCTTTCTTGGTTGCAATTTCCCACTCCTCAAAATTTGGATCCCAAAACAAATTGATCATAGTGCCCTCAATTATTTCATTTGCAGATACCTTATTAGAAGAGACAAAGTTATCATTTGGCAACGACTTTGCTGGCGCCAATGCCAATAGTTTATGTCCAGACATAATTGCGCTTCGGTATATGCGATTCTTCAAATCCGCATTAGGAAGAAATTCATTCTCCAAATTATAAATGGAATAATGGTATTTAGTATGTTCGTTGCCATATTGTACGTGCTTTACTTTAACAAATTCACTAATCGATTCAGTTGTAAATTTTTGCATATTTGTTATAATAAATTGATTAAAAACGCTTTAAGTTTTTTGTATAAAACAAAAATAAGAATATAGTTTATTATACTATACAATGACTACGGAATCAATTGAAATATCAGATTTAAATTTTAAACTTGGGGATATTATTAAAATAGAATCTACAAAACCGGACTATGATTTGAAACACTTTTTTATCGAGTATATTGATGACCGTGAAATCAAGATTATTGATATTAATGATGGTAAAAAAGATTCACTGAATTTAGATGAGGATGGATGTTTAACAGACACAACAATTCACAAAATTTTTTTACTTTCTAGGAGTGAGGAAGAAGGGTATGCCAGACAAAATGGGTTATTGTCTGAAGTTTTTGTTAAAATTGTTTTTGAAAACGATGCAGAATATACTGGAAAAATTGTAAATTTAGAAGAAGATGCTGACATGATTGAAATACAAGAAGTTGGCAATGACGAATCTATTTTTATTGATTTTGAATACAAAGGTGTTCCTGCATTTATCAAATCAATCAAAATTGTTGATCAACCTACAATTCGGGATGTAATGGTAGATAAGGCAGAAAAACAAGAGAAAGAGAAACAAGAGACATCAGAGACATCAGAGACATCAGAGACATCAGAGACATCGGAGACATCGGAAAAAGCATCCATTGAATATTCGCCCGAGGGTGACATTATTGTAAATATTCCAGATAATGCCGAGGTGGATTCTGTATCATCAACCGACCAATTTATGGTTGGTGAACGTGTCGAGTTTTTCGCCGATGTCGAAGTTCGCGAGTCTGAACAACGTTATGGAATTGAAATCCAAACAACTGATTTGCTGGACGAATTGCTTTCAACCATCCCCGACAATGCACGAACTTTTTCCGTTATGGAACGCATTCACCGGACAATCAGCCGATTCAAGGAATTACGCGAGAAGTTCTCTACATTTGACAAGAATGGAAACATTACCGGATTCAACAACTTTAATTCAACTTATAAACCATTGGTTGAACACATGAACAATTTGGATACCAATTTGCGATGGATTATTCCGGTGGTGAAAGAGAAGGTCAAAGTTTATTCCGAAAAAGCAATAAGCGATGAAACCTTAGTAAAATCATATTTGAATGAAGATTTGCAAGATTACAAAAATAACATGGAGGTTTATAAAGGAAACAATAATTATTCGTCTTTTTACAACGGGATTAACGAAATTTTCACACCTTTTGAGAAATTTAAAGGAGACGTATTAAAATCGGACAACGTACAAACCGATTTGGAAACGATTGTTGATAATTTGGATAACTATTACACCCATGTATATAAAAAAGGTAATGATATTCAGGTAAAGAGATTCTTGATCCAAAGATACAATTTGGGAATGACCAAAATTGGCAACAAAGCTTTGCGATCTGGCAAATCGGTTTATATGAGAGAACCCATTACCAACAATGATTCAATTTCCATAAAATCAGTGATAATGTTGCCCAAACCGGCACTCGAGTTTTCCAGGGTGAATCTTCCTGGAACAAACATTCTGACGCGTACAAATTTAAGTCAAAACTGGATGCACCATTATAAAATGCTGACGGAAAAGACAAATTTTACAAAAATTGATATTAATAGGGACTATGGCGAAATTGATTATGAGGAAGAAAATTATTTCCTAGAAACTGGATTGTCATTTCATATTCCAAATTCGGAGTATCCGGACTACAAAACTGTATTGGACGCAATTATTCCGCGTTCTGCATCCATCATTCGTTTGTTAAAATCTCAGTACGTTGGTTACAATTTTTACGATATGCTCGCATTTTTCGAACCATTTCTGATGTATGCAGACAATATTACGTATGCAGGAAGTTCCAAGGGGAGCAAAAATGACACCCCGTATCAGGGTAAAGGCGGACCTTACCAAGAATTGAGAATCCGTGTTAAAGAAAACTTGGAAAAATACAATGCACGATTTGGAGATCAAAAGAAGAAATATCAATTATTGGAAAAACTCAAGTCCGCAAGTCAGAAGAAGAATGCCATGTTTGAACACATAAAAATGGAAATGCAAAATCAAATTGTAAAAGAATACGGAATAAAACATAAAAATGCAACAGCAACCGAGATTCTTAATAAATTAATTGAACTTGATAATGGAAACTTTTATACGAGTTTATGCTCTCTCATTATGTCCCATTTGTATTCACCCGACTTGGCCGAATTATTGGATTCATCCGAATATGGAAAAGACTCGTTTTCAAAATCAAAAAACTGTTCTTCGCACATGATTGTTAAAAAATACACGTCTCTCGCGTCGTTGCAAAAGGACAATGGCAAAGAAGAGGTTTATTTTGACAAAGAATTTGACACAACTCCTTACAGCATCTTAAAGAAGTACGAGGAGTCCCAGAAGAAAATGTCAAGTGAAAAATTCATCGAGTATTTTACAACAGTCTTGGAAAATGAACACAAAATCAAATCTGCAGAGACAGTTGCAAAAGATATTATTCGAGGAAAAAAACTGGTGGAAGAAGACAACTATGCAGTCCTTATTATCTATCCAGTTTTAAAATCTTCATTTTCTGATAACAGTCTATCCACGGAAGAAAAAGAAAGCATGGAGATAGAAGCAGATACAAAAAAACGAGTATCTTATTTTAAAAGAAAAGGCGACAATTGGGTACTAGATAAAGAAATGGAAAATTCGGAAATGTCAAATGAATTTTTTTGCAATTCGGAAAATAGTTGTTTTTATGACAAGAGCAATGAAATTTGTGATATGGCAGAAAATGCGGCCAAGCGAATGAAAAAAATTGCAAAAAAGAGTTTTTTTGAAACCGCAGTTAAGCTTACGTTGGACGAATTCAGAAAAGAATTGAACAAAATTTATGAATCGAAAGAACGTGAAATTAAAAAAATTCGCGCAATAAAAGAAGCAAAAGCCGAAGAATTCTCTTTGCGTGCCTATCACATCGGAAATAAAGTAAAAACTCTGGACATAGTAATATCGCCCCATACTGCATTAAGAGACCAAATTTTGGCACAAACCGATTTTGTACAAAAACAACAAAATATTATGCTTTTTGCAAAAGAATATTGCAGAAGCCCGATTGAGGACGAATCCATTTTTTGGATGTATTGCAAAGAAACGAACACAAAACTCTTGCCCGGTTTTTTGATTACTTTGGCATCTGCATTTCAAATTGGTTTATATGAAGACGTTTTGGAAAATATAATTGCCCAACGAGGAACTCTCAGCGATGATGGCGATGCAATCGTAGACAAACACAGTGGATATATAATTCGATATCTGGATTTTGTTGCTCAAGACGAGTTTGACGATAATGGATTTGTCATTAAAACCCACGATGTCGTGAAGAAAGACGATTCCGAAATGCTTGAAGAAGCAATCAATGCAGAGATTGAAGGAAATAAGCGAAAATCCAATAAATCGAAAAAACGCACATTTGAAGACCAAACCGACATATATATTTACAATGTTTCGAGTGCAATTTGCAAAGCTTTCGGAATTGATATTGATGAAATTGACGACCAGATTCTTTCCATCACATCAAGAATTGTCCAAAACAAGATGGATTCCAAAGAAGACTATGAGCGCAAAAATGAAGGAGCAAAGAAAAAAACAACTTATGAAAAGTACAAAAATAAAATGATTTTCACCATTACTGCAACTATCACATTCATTGTGATCCAAACTAGAATTCCATCTTTCCAACCCAAGAAAACATATCCGGGTTGCACCTACAGTTTGGCTGGATACCCGCTTGATATTACGTCGGATAATAAATCTGGTCTGAATTATTTGTGTTGCATCTTAGAGAAGATAAAATCTACCGCATCTGAACCCTGGAAAAGCGTCAGTAATATTAAGGCTGAAGTGTGGATGGCAGAATTACCCAAATACATAGATAAACTTTTGAAAGATGCGGTTATTTCAAAATTGTTGAATATGAAAAGAGAATTTTTAATTATGAATCCAGAGAATGAATTTATACCGGATGTGCATAGTGTAGAGAAATGGAAGCTGTTTCAACCCCCGCTCCTTCCTTCCAATATTGAGAAGAAGGTGTCCGGTGTTTCATCTCCATTTGCAAACGAAATCAAAGAATCGTTGAAAACTGGCCACAGAGATCAGCACCAACATATTGGAAACATGTACAAAAAAATTGTTGAACATACTTACTCTACCGTTGATGATATCAATAAAATCGTTTCACAAGTCGGAAAAGACGCATTATTAAAAGCTGGTAACATTGTATTTTTGGAGAATTCATGTTGTGAGGAATCCAAAGTAGATAAAACAATCACCTACTTTTCGGAAAAAGATGAAAATATTAAAAAGAGCATCGAGTTTGTCCAAAAGTATGGACAAATTTATGGCGAAATCAAATCTCTCTCTGTTCCGGCATTTGCACATTCGCATCTAAGAAAAACCGAATACGTTTCGTCGGATTCCAACAATTTCAGTGATGAAAATATTTATCGCGCTTACATTCATTATTGCAAACTGAAATCAAACTTACCAATTCCGGATGATTTGCGAGATATTTGTCCAGAGAAAATCGTCGGTCTAGATACAATGTCCTTGGAACAGTCGATCCAAGTATTGAACGACAATGGAAGAAATCAATCCAAAGAAACCTTGGCAAATTTAATGGGCAAAATATCCATGAGAAACCAAGTGGATATTGTCTTTTCGGATGAGGACGTGCCTACATTTAACGATTTGATAATTGATGATAATATTTTTGAGAATATTCGAACTGCAATCGAATCCAAAGAGACCCGGTCTCTCCATATATTCTTGAATAATTTGAACAAACGAATGCAAGAAGAAATTTTTAAGTATTTATACAAGTATGCGAACTTGAAAAAACAACAAATTAATAAAAATGAACAAAATCAACTGGGTTACACAGGTAGTGTTGTGGATTTTATTGATAATATAGCAGTTTGGTCTGAGCCCAACAAAATCCCAGCATTTATCAAAAACACGATTCACTATATTGTCCATGTAATTCCGTCTATTTTAGAAAATGGTGGCATGAAAAACATGGAACTCACAAAAAACCACTGGGACTTTGCACCCAGACATTATGAGAATCTTACAAAATTCGTTGGTGATTATTTCAAAGATATCCAGTCATATAGTAATGAAAATGTAACTTTTCTATTTCAAGATATTCGCAGAGACATTGAATTGGGGGATATTGGATTGTTAGTTTCCCAACTCGTTACAATTGCACCGGAATTTGACAAAGAAACAATGATGAAAATATACAAGTATTGTTATCTCTCTATCTTTTCCAAAATAATAAGCAAGAGCGATGAGACCGAACCCGATCTTATTCCGACGGAACAAACCACCGACGAAGGTATTGAGATAGAAATTGCAGATAACCGACAATTTTTATTTCAACAAGTTTCCAAACTACTTGTCACCATTTTAGATACCGATATGTTGAATAAACAAGCCACCAACTTTAATTACAGCGATTTGGCTAATAAATATCACAAAGAAGCACTTGCAGAGAAAAAGAAAATTACTGACCGATTGAAGGCAATGACAAAATCAGACCGTGATGTTGAAAATCTTTTGAAAAAATACAAAATGGGTGAATGGTTTACCGATGATAGTGTCTATAAATATGATAAGGCCAAATACGGAAAAGAGATTGGAGAGAATGAAGGCGAAATATATGACGATCCTCGTCCAACACCCATGTTTTTGGGAGCGGATGAAGGCGAGAATGAAGGGTTTGTTTTAGAAGAAGGCGATGATGAAAATATGTATGACAACATCTAAGGGAACTCGCCGTTCCCTTTGGGGAAACCGTAGATTTCCTTTATGTTTGTAATATATAAGAAATGTTTGAAAACAGATTGGTATCAGCAATTATTATTTTTTTGGTTATTTTCTCTGCGATTCATTGGTATAAACCATCACTTATCTATAACGAACATGGAGGATTCAGACAGTTTGGTATTGGATACAAACAGAAAACCGTCGTGCCAATATGGGTCGTTTCCATCATTTTAGCGGTATTTTGCTATCTGACCATATACTACGTAGGGAAACAGTAAATTATATTCCCCCTACAACCAAGTAAGTAAAAAAAGAAGAAAATTATTATTTACAAATGTGCAAATAATAATATAATTCCCATTATAATCTCATACTAAGGGAAGGGGTCGTAGGGGAAACCGTAGGTTTCCCTACAGGGCTTTACTGCAGACCGAATACATCAATCTATTGACGAAATAAGAAATGAAATAGGCAATTGAAGTTCCTAAAACAGAGATGTAAAAATACATTCCCTTGCTACCCTGCAATCCTCTGACAACACCACTAATAATGGCAATTGCTAAAAGGAAGAATGAGATGATAGAAAAAAAGTAAAAGTAGAGACAGTACTCTCCAGAGAGAGGCCCAAAGAGTGTGTTCATGAAATCCGACATTTTTATAATTATGACAGAGAAAATAATTACATAAAAGAATGTGTATTGGTAT